AGCTTGCCAAGATGTTCCACCAGATACTTCAGCAAAAGATAATTGACCAACACCCGTTGTGCCTGATCCTGTTACTGATGAAACTTTTAAAAATCTGTCTGCTGTTACGTTGCCTGTTGGAAAAATAAGTGTGTAAGATTGTGAACTTGAGTGAGCCGGACTTCGTAGTTTAATTCCATGGGAATTATTTTCGCAGTTAAGTTGCAACTCACCTGGATTAGTTGCTCCTAAAACTTCTATATTACCTGTTCCTTTAGGCCCCACTTTTAAACTTATATTAGAATCACCTCCTGTTGCTTGAATTGATGGAGCATTTCCTGTTGCAGCGTTCGTTATATCTAATTGGTTTACTGCTGAAGATGTTGTTTGAAATACTATTTGTTCATTATCATTTTCGTCTCTGATACCGTGAGCATCATCAATTAAAATATTAAAACTGTTAGTATCTAAATCTCCACCTAATTGTGGTGATGTATCATCTACAACATCTCCACCTGTTTGAACTTCTATTAAGTTTGGATTTGTTGTGTCTGGACTTCCTGATGCAAAAATTATTTTAGTTGTTTTAGTTGTAGCGGAATAAGTAAAACTATCACCAGTTCCTGTAGCGTATTTAAATTGTACTGTGTATGCGCCTGATGTTGAATTTTTTAAAATGTAAAAGTTTTGAATGTCGTTTGGAATCGTAACAATTTGATTACCTGTAATTGTTCCTGTAAACTCAATCATTCTATGACCGGCTACATCACCCGTTCCATTGTCAGTAATATCTAAAGCTGTAGTTTGTGCTCCACCAGCTATAGATTTTTGTGTAAAACCACCAGATATCTGTTCAATAAGATCTAGATTGGTATTTGTTTTATTTCCCCATGTACCGGCGTTTTCGCCAGTAGCCATTTTTTCTATACCCAGTGGTGTATAACTTGATGCCATTAAGCTGCTTCTCCTGTTACGTCGTTATAACTGGTATTTGATCCAGTTGCAACATCCGAATAAGAAGTATTCGAACCTGTTGAAACATCACTATACGACGTGTTACTTCCTGTGTCAATATCTGCATAAGCTTTAATAAATGGCGCTCCTACGCTAGCTGTAGCTGCTTGCCCAGTTAGACCCATAACTTGATCTGTGGGATCTATTGAGCCTATAGAGCCAGAAAAAGATACTCCTGTTAATCCCATAACTTGATCTGCTGGATCTATTGAACCTGTAGACACTATGGAAGCTTGACCTGTTAATGTTATAGATACAGAACCTGTTCCTACTATTGTGCCCAAACTAAAGTCTGCTTGTACGCCTGTTAAAGTTACGTCTTCATTCGGCACAACAACAGATCCTAGTGATGAAGTTATTGATTGTCCTGTTGGAATAACTAATGTTCCAACAAAAGATATTGCATCACCTAATGTAGAAGTTATAGACTGTCCTGTTACAGACACATCCTCATTTGGCACAGTTAATGATCCTTGAGAAACAGTAACCTCTTGTCCTGTTAAACCCATAAATTGATCTGCAGGATCCACTACACCAATTGCTGTGGTAATAGATTGACCAGTTATAGTTGGTGTCACAGAAACAGCTGGTGTTGCCGTGCCTAATGATGATGTAAATGAGGATCCAGTAATATCAACTGTTTTAGGTATTACAGGTGAAATAGAACCAACTGATCCTGTAAAAGAATTTCCTGATAAAGTTATATCTGCTGTCCCAGTTATTGTAACTGATCCAACATTAAAAGTTGCAGATATTCCTGTTAGTGTAACTGTTTCGTCAGCGAGTTGTCCCCAACCACTATCGCCCCAAGCTTTTGCACCCCAACCGGTTGCAAGTAAAGCATCTTCATTCCAATATGCTTGGCCCCAGGTGAATCGACCCCATCCTGATTGAACCGACATCTTGGTCCTCCTATGCTAATCTGATGATAGCGTTTGATGCGTCTGCTGCTGGGAATTGAATTGTGAAAGTTCCGTTAGTCGCTGTTTTGTCAGAGCCAAAAGCAATTACAGCACATGAAGGATTTCCTGTGGCATCGTCGTTGTATATTAATGCGCCATTGGCTGTAAAAGTAGCTGATGAAAAACTTACATCTGCAAAATCACAAACTGCAGTCGTGCTTGAAGCAACTGGAGTCACGCTTGTTAACGTGGCACCACCTGATGTGTATGCAGATCCAGCCGTGTTTGTAATTTCTTCTGAAGTTGTAAAGGCTGTAGTTCCTGCTCCAAGAGTCGCGTCGCTATCATACAAAGCAATTTTAAAAGTGTCACCTGTTGTTGCTGTAAAATTATGTACACCTTTTAATAATTCTACTTTAAAACTTGTACAAATTGCTGATGTTATTGCCATATCTTATCTCCTAAGGGTTCGTTGATGGTATTGATAATCTAACAGCGCCGTCAGTATAATCGTCTCGTCTTCTTCTGCCGATTTGTTCAACACCAAACTTATCTACTTCGGTTTTATACTTTTGCTCGTATAATGTCAACATATCTGCTGGCCCTTTTAAAAAGGAATAAGCCTCTGCTAAACAGCAGTATAATAAGCCATTTGGGAAGTTTAAACTGATATAATTAGTCGTATTATCAGAGGCCAAAGTAGCTGGCATTTTATTATAGTGAACTCTAAATTTGTAAGTGCTGTCTGGCGTAGGTGATAAAAATATACGTCCAGAATTAGTATCTCCATCTCCAGTGGCATTACCAAACATAGCATAATATTTAGGTTGTCCTCTTTTTGCAGATTCTGTTGATGGAACGTATTCTTGTAAATAAGTAACATCTTTCTTTTCTAAAAATCTGTTAGCTCCAGTTGTTGCTGATGTAGAATCATAAACTTGTATACCTCTAATAAATAAAGCTCCTCCTGGAGCATTTATTGTTTCTTGACCTGTAACTAAACTACCTGTTTGTTGTTTTCTATCTGCATCAATAGGAACATCACGCATTATTCTATATTGTGCGTTTAAAATAATATTTTCTAAAATATCTGTTGTTAATACATTAGAATCTACCTCTGTGTAGTTTCTAATTTGTGTAACTAATCCTGAATAACTTATCCCTGCCATTATGGTGTTAATGTTACCGGCCCAGCCGTAACTAACATTCCTCCTGCTCTTTCCGTTACATTAGGAGTTGATCCTAATACAAACGTATAATTATTTGTTCCTGTAACTGTTATACTAAATCCTGAAGAATTTTCAAATGCTGTAAATGCTACACCTCCAGGTGATCCATCCACGTTTCTAAAAACAACAGTATCTGAACTAGATCTACCATGATTAGGTTCTGTCACTGTAATTGTGGTGCTTCCTGATGTAATATTAAAAGGGTTACCAACTAATAAACGATCTGTGGCTGGTTCTGTTCTCGCAGGTTTTGCATTTTGTAAACCTTGAGGATCTGCCCCATGAGCTCTTGGTTCTAATTGTGGTTGTTTAGGTTCAAATTCAGATACATGCACTCTAGAGCCATTCCATTCTTTAACCATTTCTTTGTATGGAAACTCCATCCCTGATCTATCAGATATAAATTTAGCGTGTTTACCTTTTGCAAAATTAGACATTTGGATAATAAGTTTTAGGGGTTATGTAAGAACTTGATGATGAACCATCTTCAGCTAAAGCTCTTTGTAATTCATCCTCATAATACAGTTTCATTTGTTGTGATAACTCAGGTTTAAATTTTTGTGATAAATAAAATGCTAATCCAGACACCATACAAGGAACAAATCTGTATGGCACATCCGTAGCGTTAGTATAGTCACCAATGTCTTGTATTCTTTTTACAAAATAATAATTAATTTTATTACCAGCTTCTGATGATCCTGGTGTTAGATATAAAGTAATTGTAACTTTATCTATAAATCTTTGAACATAATATTGAGAGGGAGTGCCTGTAGATGTCTTATTTGAAAGACCTTGATATGTAGATCTATTAATTTTTGTAAGTGGTGTATCTACATTTGATTCCTATCTGCCAATAGTGAAGTCCTCTATTACCCCACTCTTGAAAAAGAATATTAAGAGATCTTCTTGCTTGACGCAACTGATTACCGGAAACGCTTTGCAATCCAATTCTTTCATACGCTTCTTCGATTATCTCGTCGATAGCAAAGTTTTTATCAAATATTACTGTACCCGAAGTAGTGTTAGCCATCTAACCTCCTACTTGTCTATCAATAAAGTTGCTGCTGTTACATTTGGTATTGCAGATACTTTCATTCCGCCTGGAAAAACCACGCCATCTTCTGGAATGTTAAATGCAAAAACATCACCGTTAGCAACATCACCTTGAAACAAAGTTGTGCTATCTGTGTTATCTTGCAAAGTTATGCCTCCAGCAGATCCTCCACTATCAGAAACAAGAATTAATCCTCTTAATCTAGTTCTTCCCGCGAAAACTGCACCAGTACCTGTAACTCTTACTGCTTTTACATCACTCTTCATTTTTTATCTCCTTATTGGTGTGGGCGAGTATCAAGATCAAAATGTCTCGAAGTTTCTCACCCACATAATTAACCATTACGATGCGAATAAAAATGCACCTGTAGTAGCGTCAGCTGCACCACCCATTTTTGAAGCAATGTGGTATGTGCCATCTTCATAACAAATAAAAGCAATCATGCTTCCAGTTGTAAAAAGATTTGTTGCTGCGTTAGCAGGAGTGAAAGTTAATAAAGTTTCACTTGCTGCTGAGGTATCAAAAGTTACTTCTGATGAACCTCTTGACTCAATTACAGATCCTGTTGCATAAACATCTGATCCAGCACAGTCAAAACTTAAAGTTGCAGTTCCGCCTGTTGTATCTTTAGCCTGCGCGTAAACAACAACTGTTCCAGCCGTTGCTGCAGGTAAAGTACAAGCTGCAGCTGCTGCACCTGTGTAGTTTACTACTGAGATAGTATCTGCCGCTAAAGTTAGCGTAGATGCTGTTGCTACATCTGATATTGATAAACCAGTTAAGTCAGGCATACCTGAACTCATTCTAGTTGTGAACGCACCTGTGGACGTATTTTTGGTTGCCACTTGGAAACCTTTTTCCGAACGTACCGGTCCGTTAAACGTTGT